CTTTCGATAACCGGGTTATTAGAACCCCACTCAAATTATGGAATGAGTGTTTCCAGTTTTGATATTTTCCTGCGAAACCAGAGAATGAAGAATACTCTGGGCTATTACCACATAACTAATGAAAAGAACAGTTTTCGACCTACTTTAGGTGAAAAGGTGTTAACTTTTCTAATTAGTTGGTTATGATATAGCTAGCCGAAATGGATGGTGAAGGAGGGCGGAGAAATTCCGTGAGCCCTGTACATCTAGGAGTATCAAGATTTGTAATCCGTTATCGTAAGATAAGGTCCAAACCCCAATACACGCCGACCGTTCATTAACGGTTCTGGTAAGGTATACATGATATGGTGTATGCTGTAGGAAATTAGTATTTAAGTTTATATTAAGCTTATATTACATATCATTAAATCAAATAATTCAATAATATGACATATAATTTTAATAATAAAATATCTAATTTAAGAATTAACGCTATTGGTTATTTAACTCTTAAGAGTTTCATAACCTACGTTAATGTCTTATGCTGATCTCTACAAGTAGATAAGGATTCCGCCCATGTGATGAGAAATAGAATTTCACATCTTTGAAATACTAATGGTAAAACTTTTACCGTTTTGTATCTTAAAGAATGTGTCCTTATATTTCAACATTTCATTGGTGGTCAATTGATCCATCTTTCAAAAGATGTACCAATTGGCATATCAGGAGGATTACCTTCTATAATACCCGGAACGTACCGTCGTCAAATTAGACGTGGTGATGTCCGTATTATAAAAGTAGTCTTTTCGATCTTATCTGTTTATAGAATTATGCAGTGTCCTGGTAAATTAAAGTTAAATACTATTACAGACCCTTTTACTGGTCTGGAACAGTCTTTACCTTTGTATGAACTAGGACGTTCTATATCATCTATACTTCAGGTGGCGAATTGTTATTCGCCGAAGTTAGGTAATATAGACTTACATTTGTCTTCTTCTGCTGGTCCTAATAAATCTTCTTCCTTGTTATCACTCTACCATGATCTGGTAGCTTGATCACAAGAAGAAAATTGACCTACATTAAAATGATTGGCAGCATATGCTGCTAAACATCCTAATGGGGCCGATTTTATGGATTTATTATTTCCTCCCTCTAATAGAGTAATTTGAAACCAAGTTTTCAAAACATCAGAATCTGATGAACTGACTGATCAAGCTAATGGTATGGGTAAACCCAGCACTTCGATTGGACCAGTTCTTGGAAAATTACATCTAAAAGAGGAAGCAGCAGGTAAAATAAGAGTATTTGCTATCGCAGATGTTGTTACACAATCTGTGTTAGCTCCATTACATAAGGAAATTTTCAAAATTTTGAAAGAAATCCCTATGGATGGAACATTTGATCAAATAGCTCCTATTCGACGACTTCAACAGAGGTTGATCGATGGTTGTTATCTGAATGAACTTATCTATTCTTATGATTTATCAGCTGCTACAGACCGTTTGCCTGCTATACTTCAAAGAGATATCCTAGGAATTCTCTTTAAAGATCATAACTTGGCAACGGGATGATACAACATAATGACTCAAAGAAATTGATTATTACCCTCTACCCCATCTTTCCGACCATTCGTCTCGGAAAATATCATGGTAAGATATGCTGTTGGCCAACCTATGGGAGCTTTAAGCTCTTGAGGTATGCTAGCACTTACACACCATGTTCTAGTTGACGTAGCCGCCGAACGTGTTGGTTTCAACACCTTTGATGATTACGCTATACTAGGGGATGATATTGTAATAGCCAATTCAGCCGTTGCG